AAGAATGTGGCTGGCATAAGGGCATACTAAAATGTATGAACTGTGAAGACCGAAAAAGAGACAAGTGGAGGTAATCTTTATAAGTCTTAGATATTTATAATATCTATGGCATTAACAATCAGTTCATCAGATTGGACAAACGCTAACGTGAGAAAAACACTCTCATGGCAAGCAGCACTAGTTTCAAAGCTGCGAGTATATGCTATCAAAGTTACCTTCGGTAGTGGCGATAACTATGCGACAGGAGGAGTGTCTGCTGACCTCAAAGAGGGCAGAATATCTACACTCGTTGCTGTAATACCAACATACTCTAACATTTCAAGGGAAGTAGTGTATGACAAAGCAAACGAGAAGATCAAAATCTTAGAAGTAGGTGGCTCAACAGGTTCTGCAATGACAGAATTAGCAAACGCTAGCTCAGCAACTAACTCAAAGATATTTGAGTTTCTAGTCATAGGCTACTAGAGTCCAAAACAGCCATTTTTTTTTTCTAATAAAGTTTATAAAGGATTAATATATTGGTTACATATGGTAGAACTTAATCATAATGTAGTATCTTTCAATTCAGACACACTTATAAAAGGAAGTCATGGAGTTATTGTAGGAGTTTTTATCACAAAATTAGGTTCTGGTTCTGACAAGGTAGTATTCAAAAATGGAACAAGCGCCAGTGGCACAACAGAATTCACCATATTTACGGCACTTCAGGGAACATATGTACAGATAAACAGAAGGTTTGAAACTGGTATATTTGCAGATGTTACAGGCAGTGCTGAAGTAACAGTAGTCTTTAAGTAATCAAATTTAAATACGAACAGGTTTATCATTATATATGGCAACAACGTACTGTAGCGTAGAAGACGTATCTGATTTTCTAAGAGTTCCTATTACAGCAACCACTACTCCAAATAAGACTCAGGTTGAAAAAATTATCAACAGGAAGGAGGAAGAGATTGAACGAAGAATGGGTCATGCTTGGAGATCAAAGCAGATAACAGGTGAAAGACATGATTTACCACTACTTTATACGTTCGGATGGGGTACTCCATTATGGCTACAACATAGAAACATTTATGATTTTGATGTTGATGAGGGAGACAAAATAGAGATATGGCAGGGTGCTTCTGCTACATATGAAAACATCTTAACTAATAGTCAATGGTTTGATATGGATTATGATTATGGAAGATTATATCTTAGAGGTTTTATATTTTCAATTTTAAGAAAGAATAGGGTTAGAATGACTTATAGGTACGGTGGAGAAAGATATGCTGGAGACACAGTAATACCATTAGACATAGAAGATATAACAATAAAACTTACAGCCATAGATCTTCTTACAACAAGCTTCAGAATGGATAGGCTACCAGTTGGTGGTAACTCAATGTCTTGGGGAGATATGATTAAAGCATGGAAGGAAGACATAGAGCAATGTATAGTAAATCGTAGAGAAGCTTTTGTGATACCATAATGATATTAACAGGTCTTAAGGGATTATTTGCTGCAATAAAAGAAAACGTAGTAGAACAAATCGCAGAACCTATAGCAAGGAAATTAGGAAAGTCGACTGCAGAAATAATAACTAGCAAAGGTGAGATTGAGATTGAAGGAAAATTTACAGCAGCACAAATAAATATCACAGGAACAACAACACCATATGATATAGGGGATGCTTTTTCTGAACAGGTAGAAAAAGAAATAGTGTTGACTTTTGTCACCAGAAATGACGGAAGAGTATGTACTATCTGTGAGTCATTTAAGGCAGAACATGATACTCTAAGCACAGCAGACGATGATGATATGAAATTATTAGAAGAGCATAGTATATATGTTGTATTGGAAAGACAGGCATTCTCACTGCATAAAAGCTGTAGATGCCAAGTAGTTAGAGGAGTAGAGAAGAGGGCTAAATGAGTTCAGCAATTTATACAGCATTAAATGACATGGTGAGCATGCTAAAATCTGAGTGGACAGATGGACAGACACCAGATATCAAGGCTCTTTGGGAAGAGAAATCAGCAGGGTTTATAGACGATAGGAGAGACATGATACTAGTATATCCTAAAAACGAGTCTATAGAATACTTTGGTTTGTATGGATCTGACTTTCTTCATGTGATAGACATAGCCATAGAAGCTAGATCATATATGGATCAGGAGAAGATAGACAACGTAAACAAGGAGATTTTGAGGATAATTAAGACAAATATACGAAGAACAGGCTTTATTGACCTTCTTGTGATATCAACCATATCACAGAACGACCAGCTAAGGAACATGTTCAAACATGTGGTAAACGCGAGATATAGGATAGATAACCCATGATGAGAAATCTTTATAACCTTAAACGGATAAACAAGTAATATAATGGTACGAACTGGTGCATTTGCATATGCAAAATATGGCTATGAAACAGCTTTCGCTACAGCAGTCACAGCAGACAAGAAATTTGGCTTGCAGGACAAGGTAGGAAGTTGGACTTTAACAAATAATAGGATTAATTTAGCACAACTAAATCAGATAGAACCTAATAAATTCGCATATGGACAGCAACAGGGAACTATTTCAATGAACTATGTTCTGAGCAACCCTTGGATTTTCGGAGCAATTTATGGCGCACCGTCAGTAGGATCAATATCAAACGGAGTTGCAACACACTCATATCCACATGCCTCAAACGGTCAGCCAAAAAATGTAAGATCTGCAACAGTCGAAATAGCATTTGACGCATCAGAATCTGGTGGAGATATAGTAAGAACATTAAAGGGATGTATAACAAATTCATTAGCATTGTCTACAACAGTAGGACAGACTGTTGACGTAACACAAGATTTGAGTTATGGTAAGGAAGACGTACCATCAACATCATTTTCAGGAAGTAACGCACCAGCGAAACCAACAAATGAATTTCCATACACATTCGCGCACGCAAGATTAAAAGTAGCAGACGCTGTAATAGCACAAGTTCAGGATTTGGATATCACATTTACACAGAACTCTGATATGTTATGGGGTCTTAACAGTCATCAGGCAGTAGCAACTTATAGGAGAGTATTTGATATTACTGGAAGATTCAGAGCGTCATGGATTGATAAAACCAGATTAGAAAATATATTAAATCAGGTTGAGGCAGGTACTTCTGGAAACTTTACTGAAACCGTAGGAGGCACTATAGAACTTGAGATAGTTTTCACCAATGGTCAGTCAGGAGCAAACCTAAAAACAATAACAATACTAGGTAGTGGTCTAGCACCAACAAATATAAACATCACAGGAATAGAGCCTGTTGAGCCTGTATTCGAGGAAATTGAATGGCAGGTAAAATCATGCACAGTTTCATGTGATAACTCTATAGCAGCAGCAGAAGAATAATCATAAGATTTATAAAGAGCATTAACTTTCGTATAGTCAATAATGACGATACAGAGTTTTGAGATTGACTATGAAGGAGTCAAAGAAACCATTGAGTACGAAGATGACCTTACGTTTGGGGAGCTAGAAGCGATTCTCAATCAATGCTTAGACTTATCTGACGTAACGAAACCAAAAGTTGACTTACCTCAATATAGACAATCCATATTGTTAAAAACAGTAAAGAAAGCTCCATTTGAAGTAGGAAGCTTACCTGTGTTAAGAAATCTCAGAACTAGTGTGGTCAACCAAGTATTAAAGGGGGTTTTAAAGGACTACCCTTTAGTGAGGTTTTTAGAGGATTGGGTAAGAACGTTCGTAGGGAACGAAGATCTGAGTATCTCGGAAGTATCTACTACTTCTTCGCCAAAGAGTTCGGCTGGGATAAAGAAAAAGTAGACAAGCAAAAAAATTCATATCTGAGTCTTATAATTGAAAATTGGAACAAAGAACAGAGTAGATTAAAAACAAAAGGTGGTATGCCTCAGATGCCTCGAAAACTTAAATAACCACAAAGTTATCAGTATTATATATGGCGAAGCAAACATTCAAAGTAAATGTAGACTTAGACTCAAAATCTCTCTCTAAACTCAAAAAGACGCTAGCAGATGCTAGGATCAAGGTAGACGAGAAATCAATAGCAAGTCTAGAAAATGCTATGGCTTCTTTAGAAGCAGAACTTGACAGAAATTCAGAACACCTAAACGTATTAACAAGCGCTCTTGAAAATATGGCTGGTGGAAAAGGAAAACCGTCAGATCTTATGGGTGGTGCAGGTGCTACAGGAGGAACTACAAGTATTCTTAGTG